GCGGGCCCTTACGGAAGAGTTCTCTCTTCAATAGAATGCTTCTTAAAGCATTCTTAACCACCCCCGCTTCAACCTATTACGGCGGGGAATCGTATAACGTCCGGCTGTGATGCACAGTGGATTGAGACTGGAGACCCATTTACACAGGTCTTCAGGTTCCTCATTCGTAGGCATAGGTGCCTCCGAGTGGTAGAGGTCGCTCCAGGCTTCGTCTAGTCCTTTGCAGGACTTGTACGAAGCAACACGGAGCATTTCTTCCCATCCATTGTATTTCGTGCGTTTATCGCAGGAAACAGAGCGGGAACCCGCAACTAAGGGTACATGGATCCTCGACGAAAATCGAGTAGCCAGTCCTAGTGCGTGGTTCTTATCTACCGCTCTGACATCGGCATATTGGAAGCCAATTCCATCGTGGGACTCCGTATCGAAATACGGGGTAGGTTCAATCTTTTGGATCAAACCCTCGATGTACAAGGCTGTACCAATATATCCTCCAGCATATAACGCGTTGGAATACGCGACATATGCGGGATAGGATCGGACGTGTAGTGATGACGACCATTCAGCACGAATTTTCGTGGGGGTCACATCGATGCCTTTAAAAGCATCGCACCCGCAGGATTCCCGAAAGGACCTGCCTGAACAACACTTATCCTCGTTCACCTTTAGGGAGAACTCGGGTAAGTAATGTCGTATCGCCTCATGGTCTTCGAGGCGACAGATGATATCATCACCGTACACGTAAATGGAACCAAGCGCTGCGAGTAAGCCAGGGTAGGCTTTCTCGACAGACCTTCGGGCTCGCTTTGCCTCCTTATGAGGATTTAAAGCGATGTCTTCCCAACCAGCTGCTTGGCTGATGACAGTGTTGTCGCGCAATCCGTTTTTAATGGACTGCGCGCTTTCACGATACATCGTACGTGTAACATGTACCAGCGCGGCGCATAACGCCCAAAAACACAAGGCCTCTACGGGAAAGCATACAGCTGATCCCATAGGTGCAAACTTGCGTAGATGGACGAGGCGCCCGTCTGGAAGCTCCGTTGCTGACGACCGTGAGGCCTTCAGCGCGGCGACCCAGCGAGTCGGGAACAGTCTTTCAACTAGTTCCATACTCACTCGGTCTGAAGCTTCCTTCATATCGAGCGTTGCAAGGCCTTGGCCTTCGGGAACATCTTCAGAAGATGCCCACAACGCTAAATCCCTGTTCACTTCTTGGTCGTCAAAGTTGACGTGCTTCGAGGTTAAGGGATGAGACTCAATTGCGTCTACCATTAAACGCATTTGACCCTGCTGAATCCACTGTTTTTCAAGTGGTTCACACGATATGAGGCGAGGGCCCCTGGAGTCCTTAGGCACGAGCACCACTTTCGCAGTGCCGTACTCAAGTTCCTCCAGGCCCAAGAGCCCTGACAGTTCGTCACCTACGTGAGTCATGTTGTAATACATGTACTGTTCGTAGGGATAGAATTGGGCGAGGTCGACGTAGTAGCGGGAGAAATTCCGCTTTTCGTCAACAGCCTCGCCTGTCGCTACCGAACCAGGTCCGTGTCTCGGAGAGATACGAGCCGGGTCATGACCAGCCAAAATCAGGCTAATCAAGTAACGAGCAATGGACTCAACTTCCTTGTTGAACTTCGACCCAGAGTAAACGTGTGCCAGTTGGCGTTCGTCCTCTGCGAGGTCGTTTTCAGTATCAAGGAAGTCCTGAATGACTTTGTCATTCAGTTCATCGCCGTAAGGCAACTCTAACTTGTAGAACAAGTAACAGAGTTGCCGCGCTTGGCTAAGTGCCACTGGACACGCCTCACGGCGTTCCGTTCCAGTGTCATCGAAGACCTCGCTGAGCAACCACCCTAAGAAATTGGGGATTGCTGAGTCCTTCTTCCTTTTGAAGGAAGGGACTTTGAGCGGGGTGTCAGTCGACAAAGCTTTGTCAATTGCTTTGCCGAATGAGGGAAGAGTTTTTGTGAAGAAACTCAGGCCCTCAGACCTAACTCGAGATCGAATTGTTTTACGATCTCGAGCAGCCACGACTGCTGAAACATGTGCAGAAGCACCTACCACATCAGTGTGGAGGTGCATGAATACGTCGGTGTAAAAACCGATTTGGCTATTATTGTTTGCGCTCATTTGCGTTAAACATCCAATAGTCATATGAATTCATGTGTCTCCACTAAGACGGGTTGATCCCGACTGCTAACCACGACCCTGGAAGGGCCGTGGCGCAGTCGTATGGTGTATAACCTAACGGTTATCCGAGTAATTCGCTACCAAGGATTGCATCCCAATTGCCTGAACCCTGCACTAGTGCAAGGAGACGGCCTTTGAGGTCGAGCAACTCTTGGTCAGATATCGCAGTTTGCCCTCGCGGGATAGCTGCGACCAAGTAGACCGACGCTGTAACAGACCCCAAAACGGTGTCTGTTTCAGTCAAGTCGAGTCTCACGAGGTGTCTATCAACGGTGACCCCTGAAACCTTCGAATCTGCGTGACTAATAGTCAACGTATAATCGACGGTAGGGAAGTCGCCCGCGACGCGTGAAATTACTTTGGTGGTTCCGAGGTGAACAGGTGTAAACACCTTATCCTCGTTCGCACCGCCATACGATGTCGGGTTCAATGTTAGTGGATATGCAATAGCCATATAACTAGTAATGATGCCAGAATCCTTTCTAAAGGGAACTGGACTTGTTATTTGTTTAGATGCAGCATAACCTTAGTGTCATGCTACAAAGTATCGGAAGTATTAATACCTTAGGGGACATCTCACGACGTTCCCGTAGGCTACTCGACCCGATACCGTGTCGGCGCACCCGCCATAAACAAGGCTGCCCCTAGGGACGCCTGTCTAAGCGAGAGCGCCGACGTGGACACAGATGCGAACAGAGCAGGAATGCCTGTTCTTCTGTGGTACGTTAGCCGATCTTCGGTGCCGATAATGACGCTGTTCTCCAGAAGAGGAGAAGGCGTTGTACGGCGAACCCTAAATCGGTGCTCGCATGTCTCGAGGGCTTTAACTGATGAGCTAAAGTCCTCGATAAACAACTGCGTCTGGAGATTGTCGACGCTGAACTGACGTAGGTAATTACCAACATCCGCGACCCAGTCGAGGATGAAGGTAAAAGGGATAGCATTCCAAATGATGGAAGGATCCCACTTGAAGCCAAAGGCATCAAGATACCCACGCAATACAGCGTCTTCTTTGTCCAAACCAGGCATAGCATACGTATAACGCATAGTAGCCCGATACACAGGGGGGGTAATCCACCCAGTTCGACGTTGATACTCAGCGCGGTTAATTTGTCCGCCGAAGGTAGCAATCTTGAGCTGGTGGTGTTCCAATAGTCCGAATTTCCAATCGGACCACACTCCTACGGACGTCTCATCATCGTCGGTTAAATACCGATGGTAATGTCGCGTCTGTGGGACCCCCTGTCGCTTCTTAAGTTCCGCAAGCCTCTCTCGCAGATGCAAGAGAGTCTCATGGATCTTAAGTAAGTCTGACACCAATGGTGCCCATGCAAACGAATAAGATAAATAGCGGTTTGAAAGTTGACGTAAAGTCAGTTCTTTCTTGACGCTGGATTCTACACTTTCGAGTAGTTTCCTCCGTCGCCTTTGGGATCGTATGGTCTTTCCGTATTTACGGCCAGCATACTTTCCCACTGTGTCCTTCTTCTCTGCCGGCCTTTTGGGCGCGGCAAAGGTAGAATTAACAGTTAGGGCTCTGTTATTTATATTGTGAAAATGAACCATGAAGCGCGACGCAAGTCGGCGAAAGTCTCGTAACTCCAATGTGAAGTTTACGATACTCAAGCCATTAATTGCCGCGCTTGGAGTCATGATGTCAACCGCCTCGACGTCCAGTGCATCCCATTCGGGAATACTGGGCGCGACGTACTGCGGACCTTCGAAGCCATACTGGGCGCAAATATGCGCTCCATAGTATGTCCCGAATCTCCACGAGCAGTTCGATCCTTCGGCACGCAAATAATATAGGTCGGGATATCCCTCTACATTAGGTGTTAAGCCGTTGAAATCGGTGCGGTCTCTTATATGAAGACAAGGCCTAAATCGGCCATCATCTCCATTATACGTATCAATAGCTTCAGAATTGGAGCTATAGGTTCCCTCGGCGATTGCGCCAGGAGCAGCCCAAGACTTATTCCAATAAGTAAAGGAAGTAGTCGATGGATACGTACTGAGTTCATTCGTTTCTTTGTGCATGTTAAGCAGTCAG